GGATGTCACTGCAGTCAATGAGGGATGATGAAAAGTTTTGTTGATTTTTCTGAAAATTTAGAAGATAGAAAAAAACAGTTGATGCAGAAACAAAGAGTAATGCAGCAAATGGAAAGGGAGAAGGCGTCTAGAACTAATCAACAATTCAAACAAGATGTAGAGGATAAAAAATCCAGAGCAGATGCAGAAAAAGAAGAAGAAAAGAGAAGAGAAGAATTAAAGAAAGAAATAAAACAAGAACTGAAAAAAGAAATGGATGAAGAACTAAATCAAGATGATAAACCTTTTGTAAAAAAATTAGTTGGTAAGTTAAGAAAAGGTTCTAAGACACATGCAAAACAAGCAGATGATTTAGAAAAAGCAATAAAGGAGGAAACTACTAAAGCAGATCTTTATAAGGCATATAGTAAAGGCATGAAAATGATGTCTGGAACTCCAGCATTTAAAGCTCATCAAGAAAAAATTCACAAGATGAGAAAAGATTTAAAAATGGATGAAGAGTCAAATCCTCGTATTCCTAGAAAGAAAGGTCAACCAGCAAACTCTAAAAAACATTCTGATTTATACACTGATGAAAATCCTAAAGGAACTATTCATGGACTTGGTTTCAAGGACGTTGCTACTGCTAAAGCAT